GGTACGTCACCCGATTGGGATAAATGGTATTCGCTCGCACACTTGGATAGCCCACGCACAGCCGTAGTTAAGGTACTTGAGCATCTCCTTTTTACAGGTGTAGAAATATGGTTTTTCACAGGTCGTCCCGAGGAATATCGTAAATTAACATCGGATTGGCTTATTAAGCATACTAATGTTGTGCATGACGAGGTGCATAACGGTCAACTCGTCATGCGCGCCACAGGCGATTATCGTCCTGACTATGTTGTCAAGCAAGAAATGGTTGATCGGATGTTGATAGAAGATCGTCGACGCCTTGTAGCAGTATTTGATGACCGCTCTCAGGTGGTCGAGATGTGGCGTCGAAATGGAATTAACTGTTTCCAGGTCGCACCCGGAGATTTCTGAACAGAACCTAAACAGATAAATAAAATGCTTTACAACGCCGAAATCTGTGTTATAGTGACTCCACAGTAACGAAACGGGAGACGCAGACATGACGCCGAACATTACCGAACGCAGCAAGACCCTTTTCATCGCCTACGCGAAGGACGCCGGCAATTGGAGTGGTACACCGCTCGTTGGCGGCAACGTCGGCGGGAGTGTCGAAGATCGTGGCAACCTCACGCAGTTGAAGCAAGCTGGCCTGCTTACGACGGATCGGATGGACGGCCATTTGTGGGTTCACTTCACCGACCTGGGCCGCGAATACGCACGCGAGTGCGGCGTAGAGATTCGAGATTAACCACTCACGGCCAAGGACGGCCAGCATTGAGTAAATGAAGATGAAAACCGAATCTTTTCGAGTTTGGTTCACTTTCAAGGATGGCGTTGGACGCATTAAGCGTGACTTCTTCGTCGTGCGTGCATTGAATGAAACCGTGGCTGAAATCAAAGGGCGCACCGAATTAAGGCGCTACGCATATGCGGCCGAAGCACAATTCTTGTGCGTAGGCCGTTATCCGATCTGACCGCCAGCCCAACCACTGAGGGAAATGAAGATGAGTACTATTACTACTGAGCAACAAGCGGCTATCGCCAAATACGTGACCGAGCACACACTCTCACGCGGTAAGGGAACGCGTAAGAGTGCGTGTAGCCTCGCTGCGATCAATCTCGGTTTGAGCGGCCGATTGACGGACGATACCCCCGATTGCATGTCGGAAGTCATCGGACGATGGATTATCATCGTGCAAGATGCGATGCCCGCTAAGATGCGCAATAGCGCTGCCTGGAAATCGTTACTCCCCCAAGCGGCAGGTACTGGACGCGCGAAAGAAACCGAGCGCCTGGCCATCATCCTCGAATGGATGTGGACTGTAACGCTGCCGTCCCTCCAAACCTTAGCCGACCGACTGGGGTTCGGCGATGCGTGGCGGTCTATGTGCTCCGATCGTACCTCAAATGCAGCGGTGAAGGCGGCAATGGCGGCGAGGGCGTCGTGGACGGCGCCGCCATTGCCGGCGGCGAAGGCGGCGATGGGGGCGGCGGAGTGGGCGTCGGCGGCGGCGGAGTGGGCGTCGGCGAGGGCGTCGTGGGGGACGTTGGCGTCGGCGAAGTCAGCATCGGCATCGGCGTCGGCGGCGTCAGCGGCGACGAGGGCGGCGTCGGCGAAGGTGTGGAAAAACTTTGATCCATGCGGACTCTTGGCCAAGTTGATCGACGTATGAAGCGCCATTTACAACGCCGTATTGAGCTGAGCGTCCGTCTCGCCAGCCAATGTCACAGCATTGAGATAAAGACTATGACGATCAAGAACAACTACGAAGCCGCTGCGATGGTTGCCGAATCGCACAATGCTCTCATCACTGCGGCATGGCTACGTGAACAGGGCGCGACCGTAACCGAGCTGGTCGGCGCACTTCTCGGCTTCGTGAAGTTTGCCGAAGAGTGCAGGCGCGATTTGGGCGAACTGTCCGACGAAATGGAAGCTCTACTGGTGGCCGGTAAGGCAGCGCTCGCACGCGCTCGCGTCATCCCCTGACCGCCAGCCCAACCACTGAGGAAATAAAGATGGCAATCTTCCTGATAACATATCGCACTCGATCAAGAAGCAAGTTCTGCGTTAGATTTGAAGGTGTCGATGAAGCGGCTGCCATTGCCGCGTTTAAGAGAAAATATAAAAATACAGACAGCATTATTTCAGTTAGAGAATTGAACTGACCGCCAGCCCATGCCTTTGCCATCCGCGAGGGCATGCACGGGCGATCCGACCCGATCACACAAACTAGGAGAACTTTCATGAAAAAGATTTTTTTCGCATTGACCTTTATGGTCGCTTCCTTTGGCGTGCACGCACAAACCGCTGACCATGTAGCCGGCGCTATCGAATACGGCGCTGAGCTTCATCCGCAACCCGTCACATTTGAGGCCTATGTAGCTCGCGACAACACGCTCCAGCCCGCACATGACAGCGTGAGCGCCGTTTGCATGGGAAGTGATCCACGTGCATGCCGTCCGGGTCAAGCGTTTTGTAACATTGATGTGGTGGGTTTTCGGCGTTGCCTCAGCGAATACGCTGACCGCGTAGTAAGGCAGCCAAAGAATCGCGGTACTGTGATTCTCGTTCAAGACGTCGATCACGCATATATTCAATAATGCTTTGGAGCTGAGGACTGTGACTGAGAATATTGCGTCTGAAATTCCGAATAAATCTTTGTTGAATATCAACATCGAACTAGTCTTACGTGTAGATGCGCATACGCGCGATGGTCTTTACCGAATAAAATTACCCGAGCCTTTGTTTCAAATCATTGGAGTCAATGCTGAACTTACTGAAGATCAGATTAGGCGAATTGTCAAACATGGATGGTTCTTTGTAGGTGCGCAAGAAATAGCACCGGTGGGAGAATTGCTCATACCAAAGAAATTTATATCCTACGAATTTACACGACCACAATCATACATACCGCCTGTGGCGCCAATTGAGGAAACGCATTGTGACTGATCGACAAACTGAAGAAATCCATGCGATTGCCTTTAGAGCTGAACTTGAGGCGTTACGCCAATTGCGCATATGGGGTGAACAAAATCATCCTAATTTTTTATCATATCCTGAACATGTCAATGTTCCAATTTCGCGAGCACTTGATTATGGTGTTCTGACTGAGGATCAGGCTAAACGTAATTGCGAGTTTGCATTTGAATTTGGGAAGGGAACCTACGCACATATCTTTGTTGAGGAAGTGTGCGAAGCTATAGGTGCAATGGATGAGGAATCACTCGTGGGTGAATTGATTCAGGTTCAGGCTGTTTGTATTAATTGGATTCGAGCAATTCATAGGCGACGGAATGTTGATGTAATCTCTACGAGGAATATTTAAAATCATGCAAGACGAAATAGTAACTTTAACTCTAGTACAGAAATTAAAAATTACGAAACTAGTACATGAGGTTAAAACGACCTTCGAGATACTTAATCATCCTAAAGGCCTTGGCGTTGGTTATGAACACAATAAGCTTTCGCATGAGCACAACACCTTAAAAGAATTGCTTGACCAGCTCAAGGCATGTGGCGTTACATTCTGACGTAAGCTTGCATATATTGCATTAGAGGGCATATACTGCCCTCTTCATAATCGAATTGATGCCCGAGGAATGTCGTTTCTGAACCACGTTCAGTCTCGGCCTGTCGCTCTACCGTGAAACAATTATCGTTTCACAGCAACGAAAGGAGAGAATATGTGGCTAAAAAGTTGTGTCTTGACAATTGGTCTTGGCCTTTTATGTGCCATTCCATTTCCTTCCCAAACGCACCCCATTGCGTCCCCATTACCATCCCCCATATCGGCACCGACTCCGACACTGGATGACGTTGTAGCGTCAATCCGCGCGGCACATGCGGCTATAGTTCGGGGTGCTGCCATTGATTACGTCATTGACCAAGAAGGTGGGTATGCCGACCATCTCCATGATCCAGGCGGCCCGACGAATTTCGGAATTACTCAGAAGACAGCACGACGATTTGGTTATAAGGGGCGAATGTCGAATATGCCTGTTGACTGGGCATATTTAATATATCGACAATTATGGACAGAATCAGACTCGCAACTTATTGCGCAATCGTATGGAGATGAGAATGCTATACAATATTTTAATGCATATGTCCAACATGGCCCGGTTATTCGTAAAGACTGGCATCCGAACCAGAATTTACGAATAACCTGTATTAATTTAAATATTGCGCGTATGAGATTGTATCAACGCTCATCAAACTGGACCACATTTAAGCGTGGTTGGAGTGCACGAATTTCACAGAATATTAAGAGATGCGAAAATGCCTGAATTTATCTTTAATACAGCCGATCTTATATCGCGTGTGGCATGTGCAGAAGCCGAATTGCGATTGTATGCGATAACTGAGAACCCAATACCAAGAGAACAAGCTTTAGATCTTGCCGATGATTTAAAATACGTCAAAGTTGCTCTTGAATTGCTTAAGGATATTGAATTGCTTAAGGAGTAACTGTGTACGTAACTCCATTGGGGCCAAAATGTGCAGTTAAATTTTGACGTCTCATACTAACGTCAAAACCAATATGAATCCAGGTTCCTTCGTAAATCAATTGGTCATATTGCAACGTCGATGCACGAATGGTGTTGTATACCCATTCCAAGGTCAAGCCAGGTACGTGGATATCGGCAGCTACGCCACGAACATGCGCGCTATCCCACACCCCACCAACTGCGCGATTAAGTTCTGGGCAGCGATATCCTGACGTAATTACTAATGGTCGTCCAAATAACGCACGTACCTGTTCAAGATGTCGCGCTGTGGATACCAACGCGTCTACAATTTCCGGCGAAGGCGTGTTATCGATACCTTTTTCCTTAGCCGTGTCGCTGGCAATTAGTTCCTCTAAGGTGAAATGCTCAGTCAAATAGTTCACGAATTTTTCTCCTTAGGTTCGCCACCGGCCCCAAAGCCGATGGCGACACCAACGCCAGCTACCATAGCGCCAAAGCCACCACCAAAGGCAAGGTAGTCAATATGATGATTTTTAACCACATCATATATTCCCATTGCTAGATAAATTGGAACGGCGAAGGCTGCCGCAAGCTTTGCAATCTGCGGAGTATCGTTATCCAATCCGGTAATAGTTTTGACGATGAAGCTAGGCATAATTGTTACGCAGTTAGCGCCTCAATATGGTCAATAAGACCTTTCAAAGTAATTGTATCAGATACTTCAAAAGTCAAACCTTGAGGATGGATGGAACCAATTAGCGTATCCGCGTCGCTCTGGGATAGACTAGTTGCACTACCAGTCGGCGGATGGCTAATGATAATTATAGGGCTGGACATTTCAATTTTCCTTCTTGGTCGTCGTGAACGCAATGTGGGGCGACCTGATAGATATTATTCAAATAATCTTGCGCGCGCGTAAGATCTGAATGCAAACTAGAATAGGCAAAGCCACCAACGATTGCCAATATGACAACTACGAGCCATACACCCATTTCGCCTGCGTGTACGCGCACAACATTGGCGTTAGTGTTGGTGTTTGATTCTTTGCTTGTCGATGGCGTTTCTAGGAGTGCTTTTGCCGTTTTTTCGAGTCGTTCCAATTGCTGAGTAAACTTGTCAATATCACTGTGCTGGGAACCCCTGTCTTCCTTCTCAGCTACGTCGTGCATCTTGCTGTCCTTGGTATTTACCCTTAAGCTCCGATACTGTCTGGAGAATTTCTTGAGCTAACGCCTTCACAGCTTGTTGCTCAGTGATGAGTGGTTGTAAGCGTTCGCTTAGCGCCTCATGACTAACATATGTCTCAGCCACATGACGAGTATGAGCCATATGCTTACCCCATAGGCGGATAATTGCTGTAATCATGCCCACGATGGCCGCACCCACGAGATAAGTTGCAAGTGAGCCGGTATCCACTCTAATATCCACAGCCTAGTCCTCAAGTTATCCATGTGGGGCGCATTGGTTGGGTGGCAGACGACGAATCCTTCTCTAGTTGAACACGATATCGTTTCCAACTTATCAAATCATCAAGCAATTCCGCATGATGATCGTCCTCGGAAATATCGTATTCCAACTGTAAGAGATTAATAATCCGATCTGCATCAGTTTTCAGTGCTGCTAATTTCTGTTCCGGAGTTAATTCCGGAATAAGCGGCACATCCTTCCACGTGGCAATCGTAGCACCAGCTTTAATTTCGGCCAACAGCTGAGCATGCAATCCGGGCAGTTGTTGCGGGTCATCGCGCGGATGCAGCACATGATAGTCAATCGGTTCAGGCAATTGCGGCAATTTTACAGTCACCACATACGATCCATCCGGTCGACTACGTATATTTGAGATATTATATTTCTCAGGTGACCGATCACGTACGTATTGCTGAGTCATTAATAAATCCTCCAGCGCAAAAGCAGACCATTGTTAGTCGATCCGCCAACGTTGTATGGCCAAATAACAGAACCGCCAGCAGCTACGCCAATTGCAGCTCTAGAAATCGAAGAGTTAATCATATCGAAATACATATACGCCCATGCACCACCACCTGGAAGAGTTACACCGGTCGTTCCAATCGGAATGACCTGCCCTCCCCAGGAGCCTTGATCCGGTCGAAGGAAACTATTTAATGGCCAGAAATTCCCATTTACCCAATTTTGAGTTGCTACAGTGCCTTGATATCCACCATCAACCCATGTCTCCATCTGGCCGTCCCAATAAAGCCTAACATCATGGCTAAATGAGGCGTTGGTTACATAGAACTGACGGTCATTAATTGCACTACTAAGATCGGAATAACGTCCGCCTCGTGCCGAACTAATGATAGACGAATTAGATACGTTACCATCCGTACCAAAGACTGCGCCACCACCCGATGCCGTATAGAAATTACCAGTTGCAAAAATAGAGCCTGCAGAAGAAAAATTACCTTGTCTGTCTATGTAATTTCGGCCAGCGAGGCCGTTCAAATTATTGTTTAAGGCATAGAAAGAAATTGATCCGTCAACCTCAAATTGCAAACGTGCGGCAGCGCTCGTGGTTGGTTGGATGCAACCTTGAATATATGCTGGTGCATTGTATGTTCGATTATTATTCAGAGAAAGAAAAGAACTATCGAAGGCAGTCCATCCAGCACCATCTAAAATCTCAAAAGACCATCGGCTACCATTAAAATTGTAGATGCCATAACCACCACCTGAATTGGCTATAAAGCCATATTTAAAACCATTAACTGATGCAAGAAATCCCGCATTATTTGCAGAATTTCCGTTGGATGTTGCCATACCAGACCAGGTAAGACCGCCATACAATGCAGAAACAAGTAAGTTATTAAAGGTGTTTGATCCAGTCCAAGTATTATTAGAGGCAAGCAGATTATTGATATATTGCTGAACGTTGAACGCAATGGGCGCCCAAGCAGCCCAGTTACTATTAGTGCCCAATCGCGCCCACAACGATCCGTCCGCAGCCATATAGGTTTGCGCGGTCATGTTAGAACTTGATCCGCTATTATAACCAACAGCAAACAAGACACCTGGCTGGGCTACTGGATAATTTCGATTACCAGAACCTGGAATGGTTGTCTGCACATGGACTTCACCAGTGGTTGGGCGAATAGTGTTTAGATCAGTATTTGGGCCTAAATCTGTTCCACGCCCCCACAATGCATTAGTGATTCCGTATCCTTCGAGCGTAGTTGCGCGATATGCAATCTGATTCCAGCCCCACCATGTGGCGCCATCAAAAGATCGAACGTATTCATTCCCTCCAGCACCTTTAAAACGCTGAAAGATCATGGTCGGAGTGCCAAATGTGTAACATTCAAGCACCCCGGAAATGTCACCCGTCGGGGGAGCATTCGGGCATTGCTGCAATACACCATTAATCGAATACCAGCCTTTCGCTACTGTATTTAGATTTGTAGCAGCAGTAATCTGACCCATGTCCCTTTCCGGAATCATCCCCATAAGCGCAGTCGAGGTTTGCTCAACCTCCCAATACTGAGTATTGGTGGGCGGAATGCCAGCCGGGGGCGTAGCAATCGCGCGGTACAGCAATTCAGTACCCGGGGTGCTGGACGCGCTATAGCGCACCAACGAAGGCGGGTAATAGGATACTGCACTTGACCATTGTGGGACTGCTACAGTTTGCCAATCAATAATATTGGTCGTAATCAAGTTCATGAGATAATTGAACTTGTCTCGCTCAACAGGCAATGCATTGGGATTTGAAGTTAGATCAAGACTATAATTTGACGTATAGCCCTGATTCAAATTAACTTTACCCGAGGAATCCGTTTGAGGGATCGGCGTCAATGTGCCAGTCTGGCCGAACGCTACAGGGATGTTAACGGTGTTCGACATATTCCACCTCAGGGATTAACTTGGATGTTTAATTTCACGCCTTGCGGACGCGGCAATAGATTGTATTGCGTCATGATATTTTGAAAATTTGTTGAAACAGTGCCATTGAAGACATAGGTCATCGTCATATTCTGATTATCGACCACATATGCATTACCGAATCCAAGATATGCGAATACATCGGCGAGCAACGCATTAATACTAGTAATCGTACATTGCGTGATGCATGCATAATATTTTAAACGCAATGCCGCAATCTTTTCTTGTGTCCCTACAATAGCACCATCTTGAGTAATTGGTGGAAAATTACCAGATGAGGGATTGGGTGTAGACATTGTGGAATCGGTAAAATTCTCACGTTTTGAGTCGAACGCCCAATATTTGTAAGAAGTACCCAATGCTAAGACACTAATGGGTAGATCAAGAATAATTGCCCATACTGCCATTCCGAAATTACCAGCCGTTGGAAGATTAAAAACAGATTCTATCCAACTATTCCAGAATGCATCGTGATTTATGTTATACCAATTTTGTTTTTGAGTAAGTAAGGCCAGCATGTTAGGTTGCTGGTCCCATTTCCACGGTACATAACGCAGCAGATTGGTATTAACTGCTGGCGTATCATATGGAAATGTTTTAGATTGAAAATTTACACTCATGGAACGATATTAACCGTAATATTCGTCGCAGTGATTGTGGGACGCTGCCATGCCGAGATGGCAAGCGGACTCATGGTCCAGTTGATTCCGTCAAATGACACCTCACACAACGGAATTAGTACGCCAGGCAATTGCGCAGCCACAGTTCCCGAGATATCAAATGGACTTACTTGATAACCAACAACAAACCCTTGTTCATTCGCAACATTGCCGTTTGCAAAGGCTATAATGGCATCTTGCACGGCCGTCGATAGATCAGACATATTTGCGTTATTGCGGACATTTATTTGTATAAATACCGGCACTGGCAAACTTCGACAAAATGTTGGCGAATAAACCTGACCTGTACTTGGGTCCGTGACGCTAATAGTCTGTGGAGTCCCAGCATTATTTAAACTAGCTGTCCATTGACATCCGGGTGCCTTGCAATTAACCAAAGTCTTAGCAATGTCCGTTGTTACGCCCCCATTATCATTAACACAGACATAAATAGAATTGGGTGGCATGACAATGCCATTGATTGTCTGTTGCGTAGATGCGCTATTGTCGCGAACAAATACCGATGTAACGCCGGGCAATGCAATTAGTTTTGATGCGACAGACTGCACCATATTCTGGGATTGATTTGCAAGCGCCTGTTGACGAAATACCCGGAATTGGTAATCCGTCATTTCCTGAGTACCAGTAATGGCGTTAGCCGCAATGGCCGAAGGCGTTACACCAGACCAACCCAAAATTGCACTACTAGGAGTCAAGGTATCGGATGCGGCCACAGGAATTGCTCCCGCCGTAACCGATTGGAAATTAACCGTAGCAGTACCCGAGCCATTAACAATTACAACATCTGTGGATTGGAATACGGCTCCATTCTGATTTGTACATAAAGCCCCGGGCTCAAACGTTGAATTGGGCTGGGCAGTAATCGTACATGATAAATAGATTGAATATGTCGTTGGCGTATCCTGAATACCCATGAGAGCACCAATGGAACGTAAAAATGTTCCTGTTGCAAGATTGGGATTCAGCTGATTAGCCATCATTGCGTTGTTAGCAATGACACCCGTACGCGCACTAGTCTCCGTAGTAATCAATAGACCTTGTGGCGTATTTGGGTTTAGATTTAATGTAGCCCCAATTGCGTTTTGAAATTCAGTCTGCACCGTACTAAGGACTGAACTAGTATCAGGGACAATGGTGCCTGTATTTACAATATATTGATAAGACATTATACGGGCACCGATCCAAATGCTGAGTCTATGGTCGCTTGATATTGTAGCTCATCGCCATTAAGACCAATAGTTAGATTCGTAACATCCGTTGTATTGGGGACTGTCAAAATGGCAGATTTAAGGCTATTTTGGAAGGCATACGGATTTTTGTGATTAAAGACCGTTCCGAAATAATCAACGCCTTGTGTGGTGTCATAGGGAAATTCACCTAAGAATAAATATGTTGCAAGCAATACGTCTTGCTCAACAGCAGCTTGATCTGTGACGATGGCGAGATTATTATTCGCATCCATGTAAATATCGCCTGATGCGTTGATCGCAATACTAATCATGCGAGGCGCGGTAGACATATCAGTCTCCTTAGTTATGCGGCTTGCTAGTGGAACCCGTGACGTTTTTACCACTACCGTCAAGTAGGGTGCCATGACCATCATGCAAATGATTCTTTCCACTAACTCCGGCAAATACCACATCCGTTTGCCCAGTAATCGTACCGGTCGCTGTGATGTTGCCATTGAATTGAGAATTGGGTGCATCAACAGTCAACAAGGTTGGATGCACAATATGAATTTGATTCGCACCTATTGATATCTTTTGTGTGCCGTCCAAACTCTGAATAACCATGTTTCCATCTTCTCCGCTTGTCTGGAAATTGCGGATGACGTCAGGAAACAAAACCGAATCATTGAAATCATGAGTGCGATAAGTAGTAGGCGTACTTTCAGAAAGCGTAGTTTGAAACCCTGTGATGTCTCGATCATTAGCAAGTATCCAACCAAGGTCCCCAGCTTTAAGGGGGAAATTGATAACAAAATTACCACCACCAAAAGCAAAGACGGGAATGGGTCCAATTTGTGCGCGGGAATACGTATTACCTGTAGTAATAATTTTAATTAAAGGATGTACTACAGCGGTATTCTTTGCGCGATCATAGCTGATTACCTTAACAGGCAACATGTTTTCGCTCTTTTGAAGAGCTTGCGCAATTACCTTTGCTAATCCATTTGCGAGATCAGCGTAATCCTCAGGCCCTTGTTGTAAAGGCGAAGATGTTTTGGTATCAACATTTGGAGGAGTAATACTCATTAACCGCTCCGGTATGCCCACACGTCATAGTAGAATTCTTGAGACCGTGTGGATAAATCATAGTCAAGGCGTGAGATAACATAGTCGGCGTTCATCACTGGAACAACTTGACTTGTAAGTTGCATTGCTCCGCCAAGAACAATATTTCTGTCAGCCAATGTCCGTACCTTTATACCGTATTCGGTAAATTCAGGTATTCCGACCATTCCAGTTTGTGCGCTAATTTGTACTTTGTTACCAGTAAGTCCTTTCTTCCAATTGGCAACGTGCAAAACAGTATCATCGACCCATACACGCACGCCACCGTTTAACCCGTCCGTAGCAGCTGGACCGCCCAATTCGGATAACCGGATGATGAGCGCAGCAGCAGGTCCGTTGAAAGTAAAACGGGGAATGATATAGTTCTGATTGACCTCAGGGTCAATTTGCAGAGTTAAACCCATAAGTGTGGCAATCTGTTGCGCGATATCGCCAAGCTTTACATTTGATAGATTTGACCATGTGAGCCATTGGGTTCTATCGCGTGCATTGGTAGTGCAACGGATTGTTAGCATGGTATCGGGCGGTTGAGAAATGCTCGCTTGAACAATGTCACCCTCAAATACCTGCCACGATTGAACCGATTGACGACCGGCCATAACGCGCACTCGTCGTACCTTATATTGTGCTTGCAGATTTTGATTGCAGTTAGACAATAAATAATCGCGCTCAGACTTATTTAAATTTCCAAGCTGAATAGTGCAGGTATTTTGCTGTGAAATAATTGTCTTTGAACCAGTTGCTTTTATGTAAAGCGGACCAGCATACACAAGCGAATTTTCTTCAAAGACAATTTCTACAGTGAGTATTCGCTGATCGAATGTTGTCATTAAAATACACTCGACGGGGAAGGTGTTGGATCTGGTTTTCCAGTAGTAACCTCATTTGGCGAACAATAATACAGGACGCACGTCGTATTAAAATTAGTCCAATATGGCGTGCCGCCCAATTGATCCACAAACATGAAATTACCATTGCTTTGCTCAAGGCTAGGCCAGGGCAACAGGAATACACCATGTAGGCAGCGAACACCTGTAATTACAGTATTTCCATTGATATTGATATCCGCGCACATACTATGACTGTCTACATCATAAATATGAATCTTATAGATTATATTATTTATTACAGTGCTAAATGTTTGTTTAGCAACTAATGCGAGTGTATATGGTTGCATTACGGAACTCCCCGATGGCCCTGTACTGCTGAATTAAGTGCCTGCGTTTGCGCGTCACTATTTACAGCCGTTAATCCTGGCGTAGTCATTCCTTGTTGTACAGTGTTAGTATCGTATGGATTTCTAGTATTCGTGGCAGTCATATTACCTTGGGATGGAGCTACGAATTGAGCTTGTACGAAATTCAATTCGAGAGGTATGGCATCGTAATATGATGGATCTTCCTCAAAAGGGTAGGCTTCCATTGCCATGTTTTGCCATAATTTTCCTCGACCATGGATATCCACAAGCTGAGCATTGGAGAAATAACTATTAATCTGAGGTATTAAATCTGCATAATCAGATTTTTGTAGCATCATGCGTACGGTTACACGAGGTAGATTAAATACCACATGATCAGTGATAAACGCACCCGTCTCAAGCGGATGTTGCATTATTTGGGCGTCTGGTTTTGCGCTGACGCCCATGATAATTGCATTTTGCCAGATGGGTTGCGTACTACCAGCATTCGTTATAACGGCTTGTGGTTGATAGTTAATCCCTATTAGATTACGTATCTGCGCAACAGCGCCCTGAATTTGTCCAAGAATTCCAAATAAGGTTGGCATTATGCAATCTGCCCATCATTGAGTTTATTCAGAGCATATTTAATTTGCTCGGCCAAATGATTACCAATGGAGGTATTAATCTCGTTTGGATCAGTGTTCTTTGTTTGAATAGTGATTGGACCGGTTTTTACATCAATCTTGGTCTCACCTTTAGTAGCACCCGCGCCCATTTGATTGATCGGCATGCTGCTATTCTGCACAGCATTTTGTGCGTGCATCAATCCTATGGCATTGCGAGGAATGCCGAGGGGCGTAACGCCGAATCCCATAGCATATTGAGTAGGCAATTGAGACATCATGGGCGCGCCACGAAAATACATGGCCTGTGCAACCTCAGGTGTGGCGTAACGCGATACCACATTTCGGTATGCGTCACGAAATCCGGCATTCGTCATCCCGCCACTACCTTGCAATCCACCAGCCTTACCGCTAGTTGCAGCCCAGATTGCCATATATTGTTCTGTGGATAATCCAAAGCGAGCGGTTGCAACCTTCATCAAATTAGCAGCCTCAAGTTGCCATTTAGCAGCCTGATTATTATCAGAAGTTTGCTGCGCGTTCTTTTTAAGAAAATCTTCGCGCGCTTTGGCTTCGTCCGCCTTTAATTTAGCCTCGGCTTGTTGATTGGAGAGAAGCGTTCCAGTAGTGGCTTTAGCTTGTTCTTTAACAGCATCCAACGCATCTTGATGTTGAGCTTCCGCCCCTTTATTTCCAAACCATCCGCCAACAGATTTTATACCATGAACAATACCTTTACCGACATCTTGCATCCATCCGAAACCTGTTTTTGCTGCGCTATTTACTGATTCAGCGCCTTCCTTCCCAAGCAATTCTTGTTCGGAGGATTTTGCAAAATTAGTAACCCATCCCCCAAATTCTTTCAAAAATTCCCAAAGGCCACGCATTGCTGTTACTAGATTTCCAACTTCATCGGCAGCCTTAATGACATCCTCAAGTAAGTTTGTCATGGCTGGCATAAAACGAGCGCCAATCTTTAAACGGAAATCGTCCCACGCGTTAGACAACGCTTGCTGAGCTTTTTCATAGGTGCGCGCCTGATCGATTGCAATAGCTTGCGCTTGCACTTCCTTTTGATGAGCAATCGTGTATTCTGATAGACTTTGTTTACTATCATAAATTGCAGTCGCCATGTCTTTAGACATGTGATACATTTGCCCGAATGCAATCCCTGCATCGCGCGGCATCTTAATCATTTTCTTCGTAATATCGTCTAAGATCGCATATGAATTGCGAAGTGCGCCACTACGATCTGATATGCGAATCCCTTCATGCTTGAGGAGTTGAGTTCGTTCATTGCCAAGCCCGAAGATATTGCCGAACTCGCGAGATTTAACCCAACCCTCACGTGTGGTATTTGCAAGATCCACAAGTGTCTTTTGCATGTCTGTCTTGCTAAGACGGAGGTTCTTTGCATACTGTTCAGCGCCTGCTTGCTGAACCGAATTTATGCCAGCTTCTTGCGCTGTTTTACGGCTTTCCGTCAGCTCACGCGCGCCCTCCATGAATGCTGCCGTCAACACGCCCACAGCCACGGCCGCGACAGTCAATGCAGCAGCCGTGGTCCCCGCCGCAAGCCCCAATCCCTCCACCGCCCCAGCCGCACCACCCTCGCCTTCAGCGGGCAGGGGCGGAGGGCTGGGTGGGGCCGCGCCTCCGCCCGTTCCACCCCTGCGGCTTGTGGTCTGGCTAACGCGACCGGCTTCCTGCTTCGATCCATTTGCGCCCTTAAATGCCTTAGAAACCTTACCTAGAACATCAACAAGTCTATCCGCGCCAGGAATCAACTCACCAAGCGCTGATTTAGCCTCAGATGCAAAATCCTTAAAGCTCTCGGTTACTTTTTCATTAGCTTCCTTAACCTTATTCGATTTATCCTTAATCGAATCGAGCTTTTTCTCAACGCCTTCGTCCTGCGCGCGAAATACATATGCGAATACGTCGAGTACAGAGGCCATTATTTTTTCTCTAAATAAGCTGCTTCATTAGACGCTTTAACGATTATTATTTCCCAAATCTTAAAAGCTTCCTCAAGTGTCAAATGATCGCGGAGTTCGATCCAGGTTGCTTTTCCAGATTCGATAATGCTTGCACAGAAGTGGTCAGAATTTGCGACAACAGTGGCGCCATTTTGTCCAAGAAGATTTGAATGAATCCTTGGATGACGCCATTTTTGAAAAAACTGCAATTGTACTCCAGCATCTGCATTTCGATTTTCACCAGTGCCTCCCAATCGGGCACATGGTTATCAATCAATTCAGGAGTTGTTAGTCGTAGTGGTTCAGCCCCTTCAATCGGAACAGCCACAAACTCCATGAGCTTAAGCATTGTTTCCTGATTTACTTGATAATCCCCCAACTTGGGAACTGAGGACAGAGGATATTTTGCAATGATCTCCCGTCCTGCAATAGTTGGAAATTTTGAGATAATAAATTTCTTAATAGTTCCAGATTGAAGCTCAATATCAACTTCTTTGGGTTCAAGGAGCAATTTAGCCATGTGTAACAATCCTCGGTGCATTGTGTCCCAGCATTTTCGCATGGGATTGCATAAGACTAATTAAATGCTGTATACTGCTTTACAACTAAACAGATGTTTAGAGATGAGGCGCTTATGGCTCGGGAATTTGCAGCATCGTTCTTGAATGCAGTTGTGGCATTAACTATTGTCGGAGCGCTCATGTGCGCGATTGCTACAACGATATGGCCAGATCAAATTCACAGATTTGCAAAAGGTAGTTTTCAACATGCAGGTCATGTTGACGTACATGTGGACAAAGTTAAGCTATGAAAACGGGCGCATTTAGCGCCCGTTTTCTCACTTAATGTTTACCAATTAAACCGTAACACCGGCCTGATTCTCGAATCGGAAACCATATACTTTGGTCTTGAAGCGACCCGCTGCGGAAACACCATTGCCCGGTACGCCCGAAATAATGGCACCACCTACCAGGGTTTTGATGGAGCCATCGGGATATACTCCGGCAACCGTGATAATGTCACGGGCGCCAGTCTTACCTTTAGCCACACGATTTGCCTCTAGCAAGATGCTAAGATTGATATCATCTGGTCCATTCGGAATAACAGCAATCTTAAGGTCAATTGGAACAGCTTTTGCCCAAATTACCATATCTCCATTAACACCCATTGCGGTCTCAGCAATGGTAATTTCTGGAAGGTCGAAGACATCCGTGTCGTCGGCCAATTGGGACACAGTAAAACCCGCAGGATAAGTGTTCGACGCGGTAATTACGATTCTAAGGCCGAAGCCTGAAATATTCTGACTCATTGCTTTCTCCTTAGATCAAAATGTCGGAGCCGACAACCTTGCGAATCTGATTATCCATTGCGTATACCAGGATATAATTTGCCTGGTATTCAGTACGACTATCAGTGGTCTGATATGAAGTGATGGTTACATTTACCCAATAACCCGAAGTCTGTACCTGTTGCCAGGCATTTGGATCGCCAGTAACTTGGGTACAGAATTGTTTTTGAATCGAATTGAGCGATTCGCCAACACTAATTACGTTATTATTGATCGCATCGTTGATGGCGTATTGCAAATTCGTAAGCACCATTCCTCGACCCGTATTATTTGCGGGAACACGCGGGAGCGCCAAAAACATATTCATTAGGTAAGACGTAATATCGCTCTTTAGCCAAATCTCATTACAATATGTATTAAGATCGGTAGGCGATTGCGCGGTCCCCATAACCACACCGCGCTGGTAGAACGACACCATTGCGCCTGCATTTTGGGTCTGTCCAATGTAATTGATACGCAACGCGTCCATAGCATTTGACGTCTGTGTATCCGTAATCGTCGGCTGGCGACCACTGAATTGGGTGAACATAAAATTCAGAGAGGCAGACGGTCGAGACCAGTCAATAGCCGCTAGAATTTCCATCGGACAAAATTCTGCAAAATCATTGTTCTGATTAATCGTGAGCGCCGTGCCGCTAAATCCGATGACTTGTGGCGAAATGGAAGATGCGTCAGCAATTGTCGTCGGTGCGCAATACAAGAACTGATTGTTTTGAGCATTGTTCCAGGTTGCAACGTTAACGATATCCGTATCGAGAAGGGGAGTAGGCGGATTGGTCGTGCTATTAATGAAACCAAACGCACCGAAATTGTTAGTGACAGCGACGGCCGCCGAAATAGCTTGGGTAGGAGTCTGGGCCGACTGCCCGGAGCTATCCGTAGCGCCATTCGCCACAAGCCATCCAATATGGGCGTTTAGATCAGTAGTCGGGGACACACCCGCAACAGCTTGAATAAGCCCAGATCCCGATAGGCCGCCTTGGAGAGTAAATTGACCAGTTGCCGCAGTATAAAGAACCGTACAATTAGCAAATTGTGGATTCGTATTTGCACGAAAAGCAGTCTGCAAATCAGCAGCAATCGTCGGAAAATCCGCAGCTCCCGATAGATTAAGACCAGTAATGTTTACGGGCGTAACAACATTATTAGAATCGGTGACATTGAAATTTGCAGTGGTGCATGCCTTCAACGCAGTGAGGACCGTGTTACCACTAATACCCGATGCACCGGTAATTTGCGGAGGGATATTTGCCAATACCCAACGGAACATAGACAATTTAAGAGGAGTCGTTGCCGTCTTACTGAGATATCCAAAATAATAAGCGGCAGCCTGATATTCCGGCGTGTTTGTGGCAAACATCGTTTGCACATCAGCCAGCGAATCGAAGACATACACCACGTTGGGCAGCAGTGCAGACGAGGTAGTTAGATACATGCCACCGAGCTGCCTTACTGGAACCTGCGAGGCACCACCAACCGCAGAAGTAATATTTACATATTTAAGGAGGGTAATAGCCATTGCAAGGCTCCTGAGTTAAATCGGGTAGATGCCAATATTGACGGACTGAATTGGATCAGTTCCGACAACAAGATCTCTTTCATGCTGAAAAACAACATCAAATGACGGATGCGCCTCGAAACGTTCGCGATCATCATGGAAGTAAGGATTCCTTACCTGGATAATGCGTTCCACATTGGCACCTGCTGCGCTCAGCGCCGCAAGTATAGCATCCGTCCCCATAAGCATAGCGATGAAATTGACCACATCGCTAGCGGTAGGTAATGAAATATTCGTGGGATCCTGGATTACTAACGCGCTGAATTGTATGGTTGTTTCCATCAATTGCTTATACGTCGTTGTTATTGGAGTCCAGACTGGCATTCCAGGTTGTAACGCGCTGAGATCAAAATCAACGCCTTCAAATCCATATCGTTTATCAAACAATTTTTCTATATAAACCGTGCCGACAGACGGAACACCTTGTTGCGTTGGTTGGTTCTTAGCATTTATTTGCATCGACGCGCCAAATTGTGCCTGAATTGGCGGCTGCAAAATAGAAATAATTGCTGCAATAAGCTGATTATCAGTCATGTGTAAATCGCGCCTGTTGGTTGAATCAATTTGACGCAAATCAATGGGCCGACCCAGCCTTGGCTACCTTGCCAGCCCCCATCCTCACCGAACCAATCAGCCTCAGAAACTACTTGATAAATTCTTCCATCGGGTAATTTAAATTGATCACCTGTTTGGTCGCGATCTAAATCTGTGGAATCCACAAGCGCAAAGATCATGACGTAATTCTTTTGGAAATCTAATCCAAATTCTTGATAAACCTCACGTGGAACAGCCTGCACACTTGCCGTTACCGGTACAGGTGGTGCATAAGTTGAGACAAACTGACCGATGCCATTAGTAGAGCGTGATTGAAACGCGTAATACTGCACGGTAATTGGAGTAATCGCCGCGAATGCTTGGATAAGAAGATTACTTCCCGGAACCATTAGTCAACCTTCCATGTGAGCGTATTCAACATGCGACCGGAATCAACTAAGGTTGGTTTACCGGGCCCTTTACCTTGACCAAATTTGCGAGCTTCTTTCGCAGCCGCATGGCCGGCGCGCTTTGGCGATCCATCTTTATTGTGACCAATAATCATGCCTTCAATTGTTGCCTCCGAATTTGGCGGAGGCAAGTTTGAATTAAAGGTCTTCTTAAATTCTTCAGCGGCTAACATGCCGAACTGATTCAACGCTTGATCGGGGTTTTCCGTACGCTGCGCTTGCTTCACAGCGGCGACCAGCATGTCAGCAATGCGTTTGCCGCTCCGCTCCATGGTCGTGCGCATGGGCGCGCGTGCGGGCAATACGACCACATGGCCATTTTTCAACGTCCGCGATCCACCAACTTCATTGACGTAGGCTGCGAAGGCAACGGGTGTTCCATTCGAGTACGTATTACCCTCGAACCATCCAATCTTAACCTCGCGGTCCTTGAAATATTTCATTACTTCCTTCAAGGAATCGATGCCTACGATTTTCTCAGCCATTACCAACAACCTTGTGGGAAGAATATACCGTTGATACGGCGGAACCCACCGATCTCACCCATACCGCCAATGTAATCGCCGCCAACCGTGGAGGCATCAAGTAAGGCAAGCGCTTGTTGTCCGTACGGGGTTTGATTTAGCCAATAGGAAAACGCGTCTGGAGAAGGTGGCGCCAATTTACTGACGCTCACCTGTCCTACTGTAGACGATGTTACAAATCCACCTTGACCTGAAGGATTTTGTTGTGCTTGCTGCATGAGCGTCATCATATGCGCAACAAACAAATTAATCAGAAATAGGCGACAATTACCTAAAATCTGACCGTAGTTTGCGTCGCATACAAAACATGTGACCTCATCCCAATACATTTGCAATAACGTATCAGGATATTTAGTAGTGTCTGCCCAAACAGGAAACTGCTGACGAAACAAAGGCCAGTTTGGAAGTATGGGTGTTCCATCAGCAGTGCACATGCAGCTCATAATTAAATCCTAAAGTCTTCTTCGACGTGGTCCTCATTGCCAGCCTTGACCTTGATTCGTCGATCAAGGCGCGAATCGCCTTTAGTCATTGGCGCATGGTCATCACGTGGAACCATCGCAGTTGCCGCAAGACGAGATACCTTAGCGTGATCCATGCCGGGGTCCTCATCGAGAACAATGATATGGCCCATATCCACAAATGTCTTAAAATGACGGTCGTCCTTTAGCCATTCCCACGTCTTATCCTGAATGGTAGTAACCATTCCGCGAGGGGTCCAAAATGGAATCCCTTCCTCGTCTTTACTCATTTCGCCAAAAGCGTTCTTTGTATTCGGGAGATTGGCACCACCCCCAATGCGAACGCGAGCTTTAACAGGCCGCATGTTAAAATTACGACCTTTCAGATTAGGTTCGTCGTCACCTGGCTTTTCGCCGTACAAGGTAAACATGAACGAATTGGTGAGCGTCGAAAGAATATATTTTGCCATGATTGTGTGCCTTGGGTTGTGTGATGATAGTACGGGGCGAAGACGCCCCGTACTATTTGCTTTACTTGTATTACATGTGCAATATTGCTTAAATGCCGTAAATGCGGACCACGGCATAGGGGCGTTTGCAAAGCACACCTGCGGTTGCATTGGAGTAATCCTCCACGTAACCTTTAGCGCGTTTCTCAACACCGGTCGTGATGAACTTCGTCTGCACCAACTGCATAAACGTCTGACCGCCATCCGTGCTGCCATCGACAGAGGCCGGAATTTCCTCCGCAAACATATACATGATGTTTACGAACTGACCCGGCTTCGCCGGAACAGATCCCAACGACATTTCAGGAGCGGAAACCACACGGGCTTTTGGATAATTCTGATGCAACCAGTCCCACGCCGAAATACCATATTGGTTAATGGCAGACAACATTTCTGCGACATTGATCGGAATCACGATAGTGACTTCAATCTTAGCCGGATCAATATTGCCCATCGACTGATTACGGAGGGTCTGGAAGCCCAAACGCAGATCGGTCACCACATCGGACATTTGGCCCGCATTCCAACCCGAGGCCGACTGCGAAGGGACCGCCGCAGGCAGATTAGGATCATTCAGGAAACCATAGGTACGATTGTTGCCATTGAAATAGCCAAAGAAACCAATCGAATTGCGCCATTGTTCGAGGGCAATGGCCGCTGCCGACCGCTTTTCTTCAGCAGACGAGACACGCATAGCGGCGGAACGTTCCTCTTCCAAGATACCAACTTGAATACCCATTTCGCCGCGAACAATGGAGCGAGTATCAAAATTGGGATTCCAGGAAGCCAACGGAATATTGGTAAAATCGCCATATTCCGAAGCAGTCGCAGTGGGTTCCATCACGCCCTGAACGATTTGCTCATCGCCCCAGCTGCCGAGAGTCTGGATACCCAGGATTTCATCGATCATGCGTGCAGCAGTGATGATCTTAACAAAGCCAGGCAACCAGGTCTGTAGGAACTGGATGGGGGTGGGCACAGAGGCCGAGGTGTTAGTCAAGGACGTAAGACTGGCGTCGCCAGTAAACAGCGCCTTGACCTGCTTGTGGACCATATCCGGGCGGATGCGAATGCCCAGATTCTTAAGCTCCTGAACAGCGGCGTCGCCGATCTGTTTAATACGACCGCCATCGGTCATATCGTAGCCATTCCGGCCGATCTTCTCAGCCGCACGACCTTTCAAGGAGCTAATAGTGGGAGTTGCGAAACGAGCCATTTTGATTCTCCTTATTAGCTGCCCGACAGAGCGCCAATGCCCGTCAGTTCGATCTTAGCCAGAACTTGAGTCTGATTAATACCGATATTGGAAAGCAACTGCGCGCCGGGGATGGCGATGCAGTTGGCCGGGAGGGCGGTATCAGCACCTGCGAAGGCTTGCAGCGTCCCGTCCACAATCGAATAGCACAAGCGATTACCAGCTTGCCCGAAGCCCGCCGTAGCGCCCGTCGTTACAAGCGCCCACAAGATGCCCATGCGGCACAGTTCGCCCCAGGTACCGTTAGGCAACTGATAGACAGGCGACAACGGACCATTGGAGCCACCAACCAATGCGTGTTCTTTCGGGTGAATCAGAATCCCCGCAAAAACATCGGTAGCAGCACCGGCACCCGGAACCGCAACCTGAGTGTACGCAAGGTTATCGGGATTGCCCACATCCGTGGCAAACGCAGCACCTGCGTTTACGGTATTGGCGTAAGAGAAGGCATAACCGAAGCCAATACCTTTCGTGCCAGCAGCCTGAGCAATATTATTTACCAGGCGAAAAGAGCTTGCGCGAAGCGGACCATCGGCAGCAATCTCGCCCGGAAGGCCAGATGCATACTGATAATTTACATTAGATTGAAACATGGCATTAGCCTCCATTCAGGAATTTGGTCATACCAGCGGACATACCGACCGAGGCCGAATCGCCCACCCGCGCAACCTGTTTGATGACAGCTTTGGCCCTTACGGCCTGGCGACCAAGGTAGTAGCTGTCAAGAACCTGCATTGCAGAACTCTTAGATGCATCGAGTTTCAATTTCTTAACAAGATACTTTGCCGTTTCGTTGGCCGTCATGGACTTGTGGTCAAAGACGCCGACGATAGGACTAAAACGCGCATACAACTCATCGCGCTTCGCAACGTCCGCATAAACACGCTTCAATGCGGCATCACCACCTACGGTACCATAATCATTCTTGCCCTTAGCGGGACCTTTGGACACACGTCCACCGGTCTCGCCGTCGGTCTCATCACCCGTGTGCAATTCCGGCATGGTACGGTTCTCCTCTTTGCCAGTTTCAAGAAGACCGAGCGCTCCGTCCTCGATATCTTTCTCATGATTTACGTTGACAGCTTCACCTTCCTTGCCGTCTTCAATTTCCTCGTGCTCGTCGCCGGTGGATACACCACACAGCTGCCGGGCTTTCGGCATCAACTCGTCAAGCATCCGCACAGCGTCCGCCAATTCACGCCGCTTATCGCCAGGCTGTTCACTGTTCTCGGAACCGCCGCCACCCAAGGCAGTTTCAGTGTCGACGCCTTCCTGCGAATGTTCGCCGTTGCCTTCCTCGAGTTCTTCCGTACTACCCTCAGCGCCCTCATTCCCTTCTTCCGGATCGGGTTCGCCATTGGCCTCGCCGCCTTCCAATTCCTGGATGGCTGCTTTCAGCTTGGGGGCGAGGCCCTGAAGAATGGCAACAAGTTCTCCGAGATCACTATCGCCTGCGCGACGATCCTCGTTTTCTTTGTTTTCATCAGCCATAACAGGCTCCTTAATTTTGGATTTGGACGGCGTTACATCAAGACGCATGGAGTCGAAGACGAGGCCGTCCAGCACTCGCGCTCCTGCTACACGGGCTTCATCAACCAGTGCAATATGATTTGCTCGCATGTCTAGTTGTATGTATTCGTAGGGCTGGCCCCTCCATACACCAGGTTTGCGAATAAACTTAGCCACATAGCCAAGTGAGAGATCTTTTTTACCTTGTTCAATAGCTCGACGCAGACGGCGCGAGAAGATTTTGATATCGCCACGCAGCCAAGGTGCATCCCAGCGAATATTAAACAAGACTCCCGCAACACCTTTTTCGTCGGGGTCCATCCCATCTTCCTCAGAGGCATTTGGATCTCCACTGAGGTAGTCATGGTCATCAATGAACGGGACAACTGAAAGAGTGCGAAGTAATTCGGGATCGCGCAATGTGGATTCAGGACGAAAAACTTTAACGATCCGCATCGGATCGCCATTTTCCTCGCCAACTTGCGCCGCACTGTAATCATAAATGCCATAAGAAGACAGCGGACAACCTTCTATAAGAAGGTACCCGTTCAAATCGACGGATTGTGCGCTATTAGTCGACATTATCTGCTTAGATTAAATACTCCGCATCGATTATAGCGATGCGGAGTAAGGGCCTGCAACTACATTTAACGCTTAACTGCTTGATTTCTTTCAAGAAGTTTTTGCAGGAGTGTAATATCCTGCATTATATCCTTAGCCACTGTTAATACTTGTTGGGTATTATCTTGCTCAGCAGTGTCGCCCTGTTTCTTTTTATTTTCGCGTTGGGTATTCAATGCAATGGCTACGGCTTGCTTTTGCGGCTTACCAGCTGCCATTTCTGTTTTAATATTCTTCGAGACAGCTTTTTCCGAGGTACCTTTTGATAACATTGCATTGACTCCTTAATTACCAACCGTTACAGTTGCAGGAGCGAACACCTGAACCTGCCACGCGCCGGTTGCGGCATACAACGTTACACGTGCTGATGCGCCCGGAGGAAGCACCAACGTTTTACCCGTTTTAGTACCAGCCGATGTGGCGACCTCAATACTGTCTGTGAATTTAACCGTCCACGATGTACTTGTCTGTGTGCGGTTAAACAACCAGAATGATTCGCCGTCAACAAATTGTAGACTTGTATTGGCAGGTATTGTGGTGGTCGTCGCGGTATTGTTATAGTAGAAAATGGTTGATCCGGGGCCAAATGGTGCAATAGTTGTTGACGAGTTCAACGCTAAATCGACCTTGGACAACGTTTGGCGCGGCAACTTGATTGCTCGCCAAACGTTGCCATTCAATTGAAACGCCCAAAGATCACCAGCCCGTATCGAAGTTGGGCATACCGAATTAGGCATATAACATGTGTCCGGATAGACCATCGTTGCCACAGTCCCATACCTATAACCTTGAATATAGAAAATCGAACCATCTCGCGTACCATTCGCAATAGCTGTCGAGATTTTAGGCATAGTGAATTTCACGTTTGCAGACGGAAATTCAATAAAATGATCTCCATTATTGATTGTGGTCGGTTGATAATCAGACGTTATCACTGCCGGAGTTCCCGGTGTCAGACCGGTTATGTTCCACGAATACCAAACTTTTGGGCCGCTAGCCCATTTAAATGCATAGACGCTGTTAGGAGGCATTACCAATGTCTGCGTCAGTGCAGCGCCTGTGGGCATGAATCGCGTAGCATCAGTAAATTTTAGTGTCAAAGATTGTGGTCCACTACTAACATAAAACAACGTGGATTCTTCTGGGAGTAACGTAGTTGATGCCGGAATGTTGAACGTGGTAGCAGCACCGTAGCCTTGCCAGAAATCCCCGCTGCCAACAGGTCCAGTCATAGTCGTCGTTGCAGTGTTAAAGCCATTGAATTTACCAATGGCTTTAACTTTTACAAATTCCTCAGTAGTTAGTACTGGGTCTCCGGTGTACGGACTAAATGGAATTTGTCTACTAACGTTTTGACCAGCAAGACGACCAGTAACGCATGGGCCAATACCTTGTGATGCGCATTCAGAAGCTGCTTTTACCTTAGATTGAGATGCACATGCTGAGAGCATATGCATTGCGATTAGCATCATGAATAAGAAATATTTTTTCATTGTTTACTCCTTAGTTATGCGTTCCGACAAAGGTGCCGAATACATTAGAGAAAAATGGTCCACCAGTCGTACTATCTACAGTTGTCACAACTAAAGTGAGAAGATCGCCCACTGCAAAACTAACGGCGGACGCAACCACAAATGTTGCGGCAATAACCGTATTGGCTGCACCAGCTGGGAAGGTCATTGCACCAACCGCTGTGCCGTTCTTCTGAATAGTTACGGTGCTCGCTGAGGTAGTCGTACTACTTGGAACATAGGCGAATTTTGAACCGGCTGCATTAACAGGAAGTGTCCAAGCCACAGGTTGATATTCATTAAATATTACCTGATTTGCGCTATAAACACCTACATTAGTAATAAATTCTTTGTAGGTATAAAAGGGCGTGCCCACGCCGTTATAACTAAGATTACCACTGACGTCTACAGTCAATCCGCTATTGGCAGGAACCTTAACGCCACCCACAACCGCAGCTGTAGCAGGTGCAACCGCAATCGCTCCACCCGTATTAGTCAAGCCACTATTGGCGGGTACTTCAACACCTCCCAATGAAGACGCAGTGGCAGCTCCAATACTGACCGCGCCCGTCGTACCGTCCACCACAATACCAGTTCCTGCATTTAGCGAGATTGCACCATTACTTAGAGTGATGCCACTATTTGCAGCTACCTTTACACCACCTAATGCAGATGGAGATGCCGGAGCAACAGACAGATTTCCGTTTGCATCGACGGAAAGACCATCATTAGCAGGAATGATTACACCACCTATTTGCGTAGCAGATGCTTTTTCAAGTGTAATTAATCCTTTATTTAGATGTACGCCACCACCAGTTGGGACCATCACACCACCAATGGTCGTTGCGGTAGCCGGCGGGATGTCAGCAGGTGGAATGGTCGCAGGATTAATTCGATAGAAAAAGATAGTGTTTTCACCACTACGACGTTTTACGAATACACCACCTTCGCCCCATTGGAGATCGATGGAGCTTACTGGCGTTGTGGATTCCGTCGAGATGATGTTAAACAAATCTGGACGCAATAGGCCAATTGTCAAGGTAGGTTGCGCCGTAGCATCCGTTGCATTAATGATGTAATAGTATTCCTGCAGATTGTCATATCCCGTATCGTTAGTCTGTACGAACGGGAGATCAAATTCCGCATTGGCTGTTAGTCCTTCAATGGGATAAGGCGCATTGCGATATTGAGTTGAAATTGGAGTGCCCATATTTATTCCTTATCTTAAATAGCCAACCAGGTATTAGCAGCAGTCTGGATTAGCATGACCTTAGTGTTTGATGCTATCGAAGTTGTACCGGTTAACGTGACTCCGGATTGAGCGGCAATCGTGGTTGTTCCCGAAGTGCATGCCACCCAGATCACGGTATTAACAGGAAATGCAACGTTGGCATTAGTTGGAATTGTGATAGTTGGCGAACTACTTGTAATGATGATGCCGTGCGTATCGGTCAATGCCAGGGTGTATGCTGCTGACTTTGAATTAACCACAAGCGATCCGCAATTCTGAATAGTGGCCCCGTCGGTAGGATTGACACCATTCGCCATATTAATAATAGAGCGAGTTGCGCCGGGTGCTCCCAAAGAAACACAATTGGTCTGAGCACTAGTTGTCGTTGAGCCTTGACCCAAAGCAACACTATTGGTGCCTTGGGCATTAGCGTTATAGCCAAGAGCTACGGCATTAAGGACTACATTTGTTGCGGCACCCACTGCCACGCTGGTATCGCCGGAAGTAGCGGCTCCATTGCCGACAGCCACAGCCGAACTATTGGGCGCGGCGGCACCCGTGCCCAATGCAACCGAGAACCCACCACCAAGTGCCGATGCCGAATTACCGATGACCACCGAATTTACAGCGGAGGCCGTCGCTGCATTGCCAACAGCGAGCGCGCTATTGGCATTAGCCACTGCGCCGTAGCCGATAGCCATCACTTGCGCGCCCGTCGCATTGGACGTACTACCCATCGCAATGGCTTGCGATCCCGAGGCAATTGCAGAATTACCGATGGAAACGTCTGCCGTGCTAGCCGAACTTGCAAAATTACCAACAACCACACTGCCAGATGCAGCAGAGGCGCCAGATCCTATAACAGTTGCATTTCCATTAGTTGTTGCAGATGCGCCATTGCCAACAACCGTTGCGCTATTCACAGCGCAAGTAATACCCGCGCCAACGGCTATTGATGAGACACCGGAGACATTAGCCGTATTACCTATTGCAATGGCATTTGTATTGGTTGCCTTTGCGCCAGTACCTAGAGCAACTGAATTTGTACCGGTTGCATTTGTCGCATTACCAACTGCCGTACCTTGAGAAATAGCAGACGAACTACTACCAACAATAACGACACCACCCGTTGAGGTAGAACCGAGCGTATTGTTGTACCCAATCGAGATATTGTATGCGCCCGTACCCATGGTTGCGGGACCGCTACCAATGACGATACTGGATGCTTGATCCAAGGTCATGTTAAAACCAATACCAATATTCGTTGCTGCCGAGATATTGAGATTAGTTGTAGTATCAACACTAATACCAAGCGTTAGATTTTTGGTTGTCGTAACATTGGGGCCAATAGCCACACTATTGGCGCTACTTGCAGTCGGAACATTTCCTCCAGAAATCTTAGTGACAACATACGGGCTGCTTGGAGCATTGGACCATACAGGCGCGCCACCAGCGCTCACAGTCAAAACCTGACCCGAAGTTCCAATCCCCACGCGGGTCGGTGTCCCTGAGGTTCCACCAACAATAAGATCTCCAGTCGCAGTCATCGGATTAGTTACAATATTTCCAAGATTCGTACCGGAAGAATTGAATACCGGCATTGCCGACTGACCGGTAGGCAACGTCACAGACATGATGTTTGTATTGGATATTCCAATGAAACCACCGGAATTACCAGAACCTGTGGCGGCAAACGTTATACCATTAGTGGCGTTGGGAACCGTGATCTGTCCAACAAAGGTGGAGCTACCACCGCTAAGCGTGACATTGCCAGCGACAACCAAACCGCCCGACAGGCCACCACCAGTTAAAGGTAGATAATTTGAAAGTTGGGACGTCGTTACGTATCCGGACAGAGCGGAATTCATCTGTCCCAAATTAACAGCTTGGGTATTGGCAGTTGCATTCGGCACCACAACGGGATTATTAAATGTCCAAATTCC